TCCGCCGCCCACTACGCCGCCCACGCCGCCTACGCCACCGCCCACTCCGCCGCCCACTACGCCGCCAACGCCGCCGCCCACGCCGCCGCCGCCTACGCCGCCGCCCACGCCGCCGCCAACGCCGCCGCCAACGCAATCGTAGCCGTCAAAGGTGACAAGGTGGAACGGTTCATTGCTGAACTCGAATTGTTGGTGAGGTTCGCGCCCCAACAAACGCACGACCGAGAAGAAGGAGACCAACCAGAGAATGATTAGCGTTATGAAGCCGAAACTATCGACGTGCTGGTATTGCGAGCGCCCGCAGAGCGCCGCTGCATGGCGCAACTCCCGTGCCGTATGTGCCGCCTGTGACAGGCTGATGGCGCACGGTGTGATTTGCATCGGCGTTAGTTCGCCCGTGGCGGGCGACACGGTGGTCGACAAGTCTTACCGCGACGGTAATTGGTGCGTGCTGAGCTTCGCCGAGTACGCGCGCCGCATCGGTGCCGAACCGCCGCAGGAACGGCACGCCTATATCGAAGCCGCAAGGTGGCAACGTGCAGGCTTGCCGAAGTTCGGCAAGCACGGCGCGAGCCATCTCAACACGCCCATCGAAGACGACTGGAACGATGCCAAAGACGTCGCTTGAACGGTTGACCCAGAGTGTGGTGTTCCAGCGCAGATATGCGCAGGCTGCGCTCGCTGGCATTGAGTTCAGATGCACGAGCGGCCCTGTCGACTCATGGCATTGGACGCACCATGACCTTAAGACCTGGATCGGCCCTTATTTCAAGAAAGGCAGAGCTGTGAATGCGGCGCTGAACTGGTTGGAGAAAAATTCATGAGCTACGGCCCCAAGAAATACGCTGTGCGCCGCGCCGCCGCCGCACGTCGCATCGTCACCGTCGCCTTGCTCGCCGGCATGGAAGTGGAGAAGCACCGCACCGTTTCCCGATATTGGAAAGGCGACTCGCATAGCGTCTACTCTACGAACATCGACGGCGTGCAGATTTACCGCTTGTCCAAGGCGTCACTCGCGAGGGTTTACCTCGAAGCGAAATTCAGCGGGCTCGAAGCGAAAGCGAACGGAGCGGCAGTGCAGTGAGCGAGCAAGACAAACTCCAGGCCCAGATCGCCCTGTTGCTTCCCGTGCAGCAGCAAACGATCGCAATGGCGCAGCTCGCCGGCTGTAGCTTCGAGCCGAAGATGACCGAACGTCATATCGGCTATGTGAGCGGAAACTATAGTTCCAACTGGGTCATGACAACATTGTACGTAGCGACACTCCCGGACGGCACGGTCTTTGGGCTGTTCGAAGATCTCTACGGTGCTGCCGTCGCTTGCCTCGACCACCTGAACGGTCACAACGAGCCGATCAAACTCGATCCTGACCTGTTTCGTCTGCTTCCCGAGAACGAACAACCCTAACCCCATGGGGCGCCGCGACGCGCCGCGAATGCCGCCGCGAAATTTCGCGCCCGGTCCGAGATTGCAACGAACTGAGGAGGTTTTTCATGCTCCAAGACGTAGCCACTGCCGTGGTAGCGCCCATGAACCAGAGCGCACCACAGTCCAACAAACGAAGCCTGAGCCAGATGCTTGCCGATGCGACCACGTTGGGCGAGCAGGCGGGGAAGGGTAAGGATACCCAAATCAAGTTCCTGCTGTCGTGCCTCGAAGGTGGCTATCACGGCGCTGTCGATCTTGTGCCGAACAAGCACGGCACCGAGGTGGACGACGCGACCAAGCTGGCCGAAGCCTACGTGAAGGCGCAAGGTACAGCGACTGTGTTCGACCACAAGTCGGCCAATCAGCGGAAGCTGATCAGCACCTTGCGCACCAGCATCAAGCTGGGCGCATGGCCGAAGGGGGGTGCCGGCGAGCCGTTGCAGACGGTGGACCAGCTCATTGCGCACCGCCAGAAGCTGCGCAAGGACCCCACGATCGACAAGAAGAAGCTCGACGACGCCGCCAACACGTTCCTGCGGTACGCCAGGGCGCAGCTCAAGCGCGACACGCTGATCGAAGGCGACGAGCTGTATAGCTTCTGCTTCAAGCCCACACGCGACCCGGCGACGGCAGAGGAGCGCGTTGAGCAGTTGCGCAACAGTGTGAAGCAACTAATCGACGGCAACAAGCAGGGTGTGCAGGACAACTCGCCGAAGGTGCGGGATGCGATGCAGGCGCTCACTGACCGCTTGGTGGAGATCGCCAAGGCGAAGGGAGCACAGGCACAACCATGAAACGCGAGCTTATTCATATCGACCCGAGTGGTCTCGGCAATCTGCGGTGTGACAACCCCCGCTGCGGTCACGTTCTGAGCGGTCAAACATGGGGTGCGCATCTGATCGGATATCCATGCCCCAAGTGCGATAGCAATATGCTCACGCGTCGTGATTATGAGGGTGTTGAGCGCGTGCGCGCACGTATTCGTTGGCTCAACAGATGGTTCGGTTGGCTTGGCAGTAAGAACCTTGCGACGGACCCGAGAGCGAAACGCGTCTCGATCCACCATCACAACGGCGAGATCACCTTCAAGCAATTACCGCCAAGGTAACAAGTTTGCGACGCTCGCGTCCCGTCCCGTGAGCGGCGCAGGGCGGCACACTGGCCTCCTCAGCGGTGTGCCGCCCCTTTTACTCTTCGCTGAGACTGACGTTTCGACACTGCGCAGCTAACCCCTGCGCAGCACGAAGCGCCAACGCTTCTGAGCTTCACTGAGAAGAAGGAGACCAAATGAACATCAACCAAGCATTCGTTCAAACCAAGCGGCTTCACGAGAGTGGCCAAGCCGTGTTGCTCGTGTCCGGCTCCGGCATGGGCAAGAGCCAGGGGACTGCATCCTATGCGAAGTCGTGGGTCGAAGAGGGCAAAGCGAGCGGCATCAAGCGCGGCTACTCCATCACCTTTCTCGCCACGCATACGCCGCCTGATGTTGTCGGGTATAAATTCAAGGGCGAGCGGGACATCATTGTGGACGTCGATGCCGACGGCAAGCCTGTCACAAAGAAAGTTACTGTGGATGACGCTTCTTGCCCGCTGTGGTATATTTCCACGGAAGGTAAGCCAGCCTTCTGCTACGACGAGTTCATGATCGTGTTCGACGAGTTCGGCCAGGCCGAGCTTGACGTGAAGCGCAGTGCTGCCGAGATCGCGCTGTCGGGTGGTACACCGCCGTGGTACGCGCCGAACCACCGTTGCATCATGCTCACCAACGAAGGCGCGCGCTACGGCGTCTCCAAGACGTTCGATTTCATCATCGCACGTCAGTCCCGCATCGAGATCAAGCCGGACATCGAGGCCGCGCTGCTGCACATGGACAAGCCGTATCTGCACCGCGGCCGGCAGTGGCAGGTGATGGGCGTGACCAAGGCATGGGCGGCGGCGAACCCGACTGCGCTGTTCGAGAACGAGCCTGAGCAGCAAGGGCCGTGGTGCAACCCGCGCCAGCTCTATGCCTGCGACCGCTATCTGCAACTCACGTTTGCGGCGACCGGCAAACAGGATGTGGACCCGGAAGCGTTGGAAGTGCTGGCGGGCACCATCGGCATGCCGGCCACAACGTCGCTGGTTTCGCATCTGCAGTTCAGGCTGCAACTGCCGAGCTATGACTCGGTCGTTGCCGATCCGACCGGCACCGAGGTTCCGAGCAAGGCGGACCTGCAGATGCTGATGGCCTACGAGCTGTCGAGCTACGTCAAGCCGCAAGACCTGGGCTCTGTCGTCACCTACATGGAGCGACTGCCCAAGGACATGGCGATCACTTTCGTGTCGTCGCTTCTACGGCGTGATTACGCGCAGATGATCAACGTGCCTGCGATGCAGGCGTGGATTTCACGCAATGCGGCGCTGGTGAGCGTGATCAGCTCGCTCGCGCACTAAGACCTGGGCGTTGCCTCAATGGGACGCCACGACGCTGCCCGGTTGTACGCTTTGACGCTGGCCGGGCAGCGTTACCGCCACGGTAAAAAGGAGACCCGCCTATGCAGATTAAGTTTCATATTTGCCCGACCTGCGGTGCGGCGGTGGACCAGCCCTGCCGAACTTCTAGCGGGCGTAAGAAGAAATATTGTGGGCGCGACGTAGTTCATGACACGCGACCGTTTTCTATTATCGCAACGCCTCATAGCCCAACTACCGAAGTTCAACGATGACGCTCCCACCAGACAGACTACGCGCAGTGCTGCGGTACCGGTACAGGTTTATTTCCCTCTGGCCGGATGAACTGCGCGCTCGCCATCCTAAGAAGCACAAAGAGCACGCCGCCGAATGGAACGTCACCGCCGAACCTTCGATCATGGACCACATCATCGACTGGAAACTGCGTTACTCAAATGAGGAGGACAAACAATTGATCAGGCAATTTACCATTGAACTGCGCGTGAACTATGCCGACGCTGACAAGAACGAAGTGATGCGCAAGGCGTGCGCAGCAGCAGCACGCCATGTGTTCGCTACTGCGAACCTGTTGGCGGACGGTGTGAAGCCCGACATTGCGATCTTTTCCGACGACTGGTTCGCCGGCAAGGAAGAGATTTCGCTGATGCAGGATGTGATCCAGCAGGGCCTCGACGAAACGAGCAGCACCGCCCAGGACGGCGAGGTAGGCGTCAGCAGCGAGCTGATGCAAGCTGTGATGGGCGGGGACAGCCAGTAATGGCGTTGCTAGGAAGCGCTCCCGGCCGCCCCGTTTCTCCCGCTGCCGACGTTGAGCAAGCCCCGCCACCCGACAACCCGCGCTTCCGCAGTTTTGCGGAGCGCTACATCATCGAGCGCTGCCGGGAGTGGAAGGAGGGCGAGATTGATGAAAGCGCCTGGAAGGCAACACTCGAAGCCAAGTCAATCTACAACAAGATTCGGGAAGTCAGTCGAGGCGTCCGAGAATACATGAGCGCAGAAAGGTGATCAACGCATGCCTGACCAGAGCAATCAACAGACATGGTCGCCTACTACTCCGCGCCGATATGTCCGGCTCGATGTCTTGGGACAGCCGTGTCCGGCTCCGGAGTTGGTTCGATGCGTGGGAGAACTACCTCCGCATTTCTCGTGGGCAGATAGCTTCGCGCGTCCCCTCTACAGAGCTGCTCTCCGCGAGATGTTTGATGCGGCGCTCCGACGCGCCAAAGACCGACACAACCGCGCGATTACTCGCGCAGAAATCGGCCGAGCGTTGATCCAAACCGATAACTGGTTTTTACGGTGGGAACACATCTTGGAACATGAAGCCAAACAACATGACATCTATGAGCCCTGAGCAGCTACGCGAGCGAATGGTTGCGGCGCTCCGACGCGCCGAAGAGCGCCGCTATCAGGTTTGGACGCCGCAGTGCCGTTACCGAGTAGCTCACAAAGTATGGAGTTGGCGGCTCGAATACTCAATTCTCTTAAAGAAGGAGGCCAAAAAGCATGGCATTAGCTACTACTGACCCGATCAGCTTGGTCGAGGAGATCAAGCAAGAAGACATCAATGACGTTGGGCTGACAGCGCAGCAGCAGAACCAGTGGCAGGAGACCATGTCATTGATGGCATGGACCGCGCCAGGGTTCAGGCACCTGTTCTACAAGCTGTTGGTCAACCACCGAGGCAACCATGCGTGCATCCCGACGCGGGCTATCCCCGTCGCGGCGACAGACGGGAGAAATATTCTTATCAACCCGGACACGTTCTTCAAATACGACCTGCGCCAGCGCGTGTTCATCATCGGACACGAAGTGATGCACAACGTCTACAAGGACGTTGATTTCCTCTATCGCTGCCGCAAGGCCGGCACTGTGCCGATGGATGACGGCACGACGCTGCCTTTTGACGAGAAGTCCATGCAGCACGCGATGGACTACCGCATCAACGCACTGTTGCGGGACAGCAAGATCGGCGTCGCGCCGAAGGACTGCCTGTTGAACGACGAGATCGCCAAGGCCAACGAAGGCATCATCGACGTCTATAAGAAGGTCTATGAGGACTACGAGAGCAACGGCAATCTGGGAGGGCAGGGCTTCGACCTCGTGCTGAACCCTGGTAGCTCCACTGGCCAGTCACCGCAGCAGGCGCAGCAAAACTCCCAGCAGTGGGCGGTCGAGAGCAAGGCGGCGCAGACGCTTGAGGAGATGCGCAGCAAGGGCAAGATGGCCGGCGCGCTCAAGCGCATGTTCGAGCAAGTGCTCAATCCGCAGATACCGTGGACCGAAAAAATCCGCGGCATCTTCAACCGCAAGGTGGGAAACGGCAGCTACGACTGGCGCAAGGCCGACCGGCGCTTCATCGTCCGCGACCTGTATATGCCCGGCCGCTCCGGTAACGGCGCAGGGCACGTCGTGGTGTGGGGCGATACGTCGGGCAGCATATCCACCAAAGAGCTCTGCCACTACATGGCCGAGCTAACCTCCATCGTTGAGGAGTGCCAGCCGGCAAGGTTGACCGTCCTGTGGTGCGATGCCGACATTCACCGCGTCGACGAGCTGTCCGACCCGGCCGATATGGCGAAGCTGCAGTATGACGCGGCGAAGGACGGCGTTGGCGGCGGTGGCGGCACGTCATGTCACCCGGTGTTCGAGTGGATCGGCAAGAACTGCCACACCCGGCCCGATGCGCTGGTGTGCTTCACCGACGGCTATGTGGACTTCCCCGATGCGCCGCCGCCCGTTGAAGTGGTGATCTGGGCCAGCACCGCCCGCAAGCCGGAGGATTACCCTTATGGCGATGCGGTGGAGATCAACACGCGTGGTTGAGCGCACCGACGATGAATGGATAGCGCTGGCGGCGCTCGCCGGCGCGGAAATTACATACTACGACTACGGGCACCCCGAGCGCGCTGGCGCGCGAATGTATTGGACCGCGGTGTGTCCGCAAGCGCCCTGGGGCCGCGTCTACAGTTACACGCGCGCCGGCTGTGCAAGGGAATGGTTGAAGTACGCCGACTTGCCGCCCGGTCCGTTTCCTTACCGCGACGGTAAAAATCCCACCGCTTAAAACCAAAGCGTCAAAACTCTTTTTAAAACCAAAGCGTCAAAACTCTTTCACCACCAACGAGAGGAGGCTCAACTCATGGGCAGACGACGGCAACGCGCAAGCATTGGCGATACCTATGTCGCGCAGGCGTGCGCTAAATTAAACGGAGCGTGTTTGAAAGAGGCTAACTTGTTTCTGCCGCGCTTCACTGCGGAGCAGATCACCCCCATGCTGTTCCGCGACGAAGATGTTGCGAAGTTGAAGGCGGTGCGCGGCCTCACTGCATATGCGACAAATGCGGCCTCTTATAACAGCGGCGAAGGGATGTCGCTGTTATTGAACTTCGGCAATGCAATGCCAGCCCCCAATTTACACCGCCTGCATTGGCAGGAAGATCGCGCAGGCGAGTTGCGTAGCGCGCTCAAAGCGGCAGAAGCGCTGGTCACGAAGTGGGGCGCGGTGAAGTGGATGCTGCGCTGGTTCAACCGCAACGCCACGATCGGGGCGGTGCGCGCCAACTGGCCATGCGTGATGCAGCTCTGTCCGGATAGCCCTGCGGTGCGCGATGCCGCCGGTGTGCCAACTCGATATACGAACCCGCAAGGTTTAGGCCCTTTGCTGCCGGTCGTTCGCGCCACGGCTTCAACGGTGGCGACCATGGCGATGCTCCCCGAGAGCGCGGAGGAGCGCCCCTACAACACAGTACGGCTCGCGTTCGCTGCACGTAAGGTTGAAGTCGAAGGCGTTAAACTACAGCGCGAAGAGCTATCCCTGCATCTTTGAGGCCCCATGCCGCATCATCTTCTGTTCCTCGATAACGAAGCCTATTACGACGACGACTTCTCACTGCGGAAGATGACGCCGGCTGAATACATCCTGAGCCCTCAATTCGAGGAGCATATGTGGGCCGTTAAAGCCGACAACGGCCCACACGAGATCATCGACGGACCTGACTTCCCCAAGTGGCTGTCGCAGTTCGACCCGCGCGAGACCACAACGGTCACCTACAACGCGCTGTATGACAACTCCATCCTTGCGTGGCGGCACGGGTTCGTGCCGGCCACCATGATCGACGCGATGGCGATGGTGCGAGCGCTGGACGGGCACCTGCTCACCTATTTCAGTCTCGCCGCTGTGTCTGAGCACCTGGGGCTGGACGCCAAGGGCGACTGCATTCACAAGGTGAAAGGCTTGAGACGTTCTCAGATATTGGCTGACCCCGCGCTTTGGCGCGAGTTCAGCCAATATGCGTTGCGCGACAACATCAACTGCGAACAGATTTTCCTGCACTATTACCCCAGATTGCCGCGCTCGGAGCGCCGTCTGATGGACATGGTGCTGCGTTGCTGCGTCGAGCCACGGTTTGTCTGCGACACAGTGATGCTCAATCAGCATATTCAGGACGTGCAGGCTGAGAAAGCCGCGCTGGTTGCCGCCGTGGGCAACGTGGACAAGAAAGACATCATGTCCACGGTCAAGTTCAAGGCGGCTCTGGAGGCGCTGGGCGTCGACGTCGAGTACAAGGATAGCCCGACCGCCAAAGACGAGTTCGGACTGCCGAAGAAGATCCCCGCATTCTCCAAGACCGACGAGTTCATGGAGAAACTTTGTAATGACCCCGATCCTGCTGTGGCCGCATTGGCCACAGCCCGTATCGGGTTGAAGAGTACGCTGGAAGAAACGCGTTCACAACGCCTATGGCAGGTAGGGCAGTTGCCCTGGGATACACTGCCAGACGGCACCCCGCGCCTATATTCGGGCGGCACGATGCCAGTCCCTCTCCGCTTTGGAGGTGCCCATACGCACCGACTAAGCGGAGATTGGAAAATGAACATGCAGAACATGCCGACAGTGCGCGGCAGCAAAGGTAAGAGCAAGCTCAGGCTGTCGCTCAAAGCCCCGCCCGGCCATACGGTGGTCACCTGCGACCTGGGGCAGATCGAGGCGCGACTGGTTGCGTGGATATGCGGCGCAATCGGTTTGACCGAGGAGTTCGCGCGCTACGACGCCGGCGATAAGAGCTATGACCCCTATAACCGGCTCGGCAGCGCGATCTTCGGACGGCCGGTCAACCGCAAGCTAGTCGGCACGCCCGACGAGATTATGGGCTTCATCGGCAAGACCGGCATTCTCGGGCTCGGCTACGGCTGCGGCAAAGAAAATTTCGACCGGATGATCATCCGCTCGGCACGCTCCATGAAGATGGATATTTCCTCGATCTACAACCGCGCCATCGGCGACAAGGGCGTCGACACCTATCGCTCGCGCTACCCGCAAATCCCCGCGGCGTGGCGCAAGCTGAGTTCGTACATCGAGAGCTATTGGTTCACGAAGGCCGGCAACAACTACTTCGTCGAGTTCGGCCCGGTGACGATCTCATACGGCAAGGTGCTAGGCCCGAACGGTCTGGCGATGGAGTACGCCGACCCGGATCGCAAATGGGTACCGGACGCGAACGGCGCCGGCGGGCGCTACGAGTATTCTTACCGCTACGGTAAAATGCGCCACCGCATCTACGGCGCAAAGCTGCTCGAAAACATCGTGCAGTTCTTAGCTCGCATCATCGTGATGAACGCAGCTCTTCGCATACGAGATCGCGGCAAATACACACAACACCCATACGCGTTCCGCTTTGTGCTGCAGGCGCATGACGAGCTTGTTTTCATCATCCCCGACGAAATACTGGACGAAGCGAAAACCGTCATTCATTCGGAAATGATCAGACGCCCGTCGTGGGCACCGGACTTGCCGCTTGTTGCTGAGATCGGCACCGGGGCGTCCTATGGAGAAGCAAAGTGATTTCTGAAATGGAGTACGCTGAGTTCGTGGACTCGCTGTTCGCGAAGAACCACATCGGTGTCGAAGGTAGCGTACATGCGGCGCTCGGCATCGGAGGTGAAGCCGGTGAAGTTGTCGACATGATCAAGAAGCACTGGACCTACAACAAGCCGCTGGACCGCGCTGGCCTGGTCGAGGAGATCGGGGACCTGATGTTCTACGTGCAGGCGCTTTGCAACCTACATGGGCTGACACTGGGCGACGCCATGGAAGCGAACGTGGAAAAACTGACTAGGCGATATCCGAAAGGCTATTCGGACGCTGCTGCTTTGGCTCGTGCAGACAAGAACGGAAGCAAATAATGATTGAGACTCTTGGAGTGACGAAGCGTATTTACCTCGCCGGCCCGATGCAGGGCATCCCGCATTTCAATTTCCCTCGTTTCAATGCAGTCGCTGCTGCGCTCCGCGCTAATGGGCACACGGTGTTCAACCCGGCCGAGAAGGACAATGAGCGGCACGGCAAGGATATCAGCGCGGACAACGCCAGCGGATCGGTTGCTGACGCCAAGTCCAACCACGGTTTTTGCCTCCGCACCGCTCTCTCCGCCGACCTCAAGTTCATCTGCGAGGTAGCGAACGTGGTCGTGCTGCTGCCGGGCTGGGAGAAGAGCCAGGGCGCGCAGGCTGAATGGCGCACCGCGCTCGCGCTTAAGAGCGAGGGCATGGAAGTTATCTACCTCACCGAGGAGTTGACGCAGCTCATGGAGCGGGCTGCGCAGATCATCGCGGAGGCTGCGTGATGCCCGCGATAGTAGCGCCTGCCTACGCTGATCCTGACTTCAAATATAACGATAAGACAGCGTCTTATGAACGCGTGCATGCGCCCGCGCAAAAAGAAGCCGCGCCGCCGTCGCCGCCCGCCACCAAGCCATCGAACCCCAAGGACGCGCTCGGCATCAAGAAGGCATCGCTCTCATGCGTGCCGGCTCCTGTGCTGTTCGAGGTTGGCATCGGCATGCAGGAAGGCGCCTGCAAGTACGGCAGGCACAACTATCGGGCGATCGGTGTGCGCGGCTCGGTCTATTACGACGCCGCAATGCGCCACCTTATGAGCTGGTGGGAAGGTGAAGACGTCGACCCCGATAGCGGGCTCAACCACATCACCAAGGCGATCACGTCGCTTATCGTTCTGCGCGACGCCATGATCCAAAACAAGTTCAACGACGACAGGCCGCCGAAGAGCAACCCTCTATGGCTCACTTCGCTGAACGCCAAGGCTGAGGCGTTGAACGAGAAGTACCCCGACCCCGTCGGGCCGTACACGAACTTCAACACGCCGTAGAGCGGGGGCGTTACTGTGGCGGTAACAAACATAACACAAATGATGCAGGATTTCGACCAGCACGCGTTTGCGCGGCAGTTAGCCCCGACCACCGTCGAGCTTTCGGTGTCGGAAATGATCGAACTGGCGAAGGCTGGTGTCGCGATCGAGTTGGCCGGCAAGGTTCAAGTCGATCGCGCTTATAGATCGCCGATTCCCCTTCCAACCGCTCGCGACCGCGACATCAGCGAGGGCATTCGCGAGCGATATTTACAATCGCAGCGGTCGAAGAAGGTTGATGATTTTATATATGGTTCGTCCCCAATTCAGGTGCCGGACCTGTGCGCGTTCCAGCACGGCGACAAGGTGTACGTGTTTGCTTATAGCGGCAACTCCCCACCGGAAGTGATCGAAGACGACGCGGCGATCTACCCCAGCGACGCATTGCTCGCGCGCATACATTTGATGATGCAGCATGGGAAATAAGGAAGAAGATTACGCGCGGCTCGCCCGTGAACAGGCCGCAGGGCAGCAGGCCCTAGCCCGCCTCGCGTTGGCTCGTGAGTTCGACCCGAACTACGTGCCCGCGTTCGATGAATATGCCGGACCTCGGGTTTCCCCCGAAGAACGCCGGCGGCGCGACGAGTATCGCAAACGTCAAAACCAGTGGAAGAAACTCTATGAAGGTTGAAGGTATCGCAGCGCCACCGAAAGAGTGGTCGTGGAGCTACTCCAAGCTCAAGAACTACAAGACGTGCCCGAAGCGGCACTACGAAGTTGATGTCCTCAAAAACTTCAACGATGGCGACGGCAACGAGCAACTGCTGCTTGGCAACGAAGCGCACGACGCGCTGGCGAAAGCGTGTGCCGGCAAGCAAGGGCTGCCCGAGAAGTTCACGCACTATCAGGTGTGGGTAGACCGCGTCCGCGCCGGCCCCGGCAAACTGTTGGTGGAGCAGAAATATGCAATTACTCGTGATTTCAGACCTACGACTTATTTTGCTCGCGATGTGTGGTATCGGGGCATTGGGGATATTGTTCGGCTTGATGGCCCTGTGGCTCTTGTTCTGGACTGGAAGACGGGGAAAATTTTAGAGGACAGCGTTCAGCTCATGCTGATGGCGCAGTGCCTGTTCTCGCACTTCCCCGAGTTGAAGCGCGTGCGCAGCGAGTTCGTCTGGCTCAAGGAAGGGTGCACCAGCCCCGAAGTGTTCACGCGGGAGGAAGTGGCCGAGCAGTGGCGCGATCTGCTGCCGCAGGTGAACGAGTTGGAAACCGCCAGCAAAACGCTGACGTATCCACCGAAGCCAGGCGGGCTGTGCAAGAAATACTGCCCGGTGCAGAGCTGTCCGTTTCATGGAAAAGGGGGCAGAGGATGAAGTGCAACTGCCCTTTCTGCGCGGAGCATGGGTCGTGGGAGCCCACCCCATCGTGGCATCCGCGGCGTTGGCTTGGCTACGACATGCGCCGACGGGTCCTACATTATGAGGGCGATTATGATTGGCGGCACTCTTGGGGGTACGGAAAATCCCAGAAGGTAGCGCGCGACGAGCTTCGCAGGTTGTACGCGGAAGGGTAAGGGGATGAAGTTCGATCAAGAGATCGTTTTTGAATGGGACTGCGATCAGCCAGCAGCAGTTCGCGGCTATGGGGCGTGGGCTCCTATCCCGCGCTGGCACCCACGGCGCTGGTGGTCGAAGTACGAGATGCGGCGTCGGGTGCGGGATTATATTCGTGGCGGCTGCGACTGGTATCAATACGGCCGCGCCCAAGACATCGCCCGCTATGAACTACACCGGCTCTATGGGGGGCCGCCCCGACGCGGCGAGTGAGACGGGGAGCATTTACATAGGAGAGATATGTGACCCTCGAAGAAAAATTGCGCGCACTGGCCGCAAAAGGTGAGTTGGTGCATTTATCTATTGCTTTTATCGGTAACGAATTTCGCGCTGCATTTTGTTCAGCATCGGCCAAAGGCAGTTACGGTTTCGGCGCTGCGAACGACCCCGTCACTGCCGTCGAGATGGTGCTTAAGGCGAACCCAATTCGGCTCAGGTGCACGCCGCCAGGATCTCAGCGCGCGCCCGAACCCGAAAACGAAATTACCGCTGCGGTAAACGACGAAGCAAAACCCGAGCGCGACGGCGCGCTCAACAGTGAGTGGACCACACCATGAGCACGCCACTACCCCATTTTGAAATATCACGAGAACTATTCGGCGCGCTCGATTTTAAGGAAGTCATGGCTACAATCGAGGCGCTCCAAGAATGCGGCCAGCTCCACCTGCCGTACCCGCTGCAAACTGTCCGATTCAATATGGAGGACTATGCGGTGGCCCCTGGGTGGGGGCAAGACACCGATCGCAAAGCAGCGTGGTGGAAGCGGAACGGCGCCAGCGACGGCGAGGTCACGGAGTTGATCGGGGACAAAAGCGAGCGGATGGGCCGGCACTATACCCGGCACGTCGAAAGCGAGGTCTCCATTGCCAGGGCGTTTGAGAGGGTCAATGGGAAACGAGCGACGAAGATTTAAGAGGATGGTCGAGGGGCGCGGCGGCTGGTGCGAGTGGGTGCATCCGAAGCCTGACGGATACCTGATGAAATGCTGCGACTGCGGTCTCGTTCACGAACTGCAATTTAAGACGTTCGTGGAGACGAAGCAGAAGCGCGGGGGTTTTCAGGCTGTGGAATTGCCGTGGCCTATCAGGGCAATGTTCCGCGCGAGGCGGCAGCGAAGGACGAAAGCGTGAACGGAAACCGCACAGATTTGTCTAACACAACGGTTCAAGTGTCTAACGTTTGCAAGTCGAGGGGAGAAATGGTAGCGAAATCAACAAGGGGCCACGTGGCGGAGTGGTTACGCAACGGTCTGCAAAACCCTAGCGATAAAACCTACACCGTTGAAAATACAGATAAATTTGCGCTACTAGCGGCCTCCGGGTTGTCTAACGACCCGCCCGAAAAACCCCTAAACCCACCTCGTTTGTCTAACGTCTTTGGCGTCAAGCAATACCGCCGTCGGGGGCGCGGCTACGCATATATCCGCGGCACTAGCATCGCGCTCGTTCGCGGCTTTGTCGGGGACGATGATGCGTTTACTGCCGCGGTAAAGCGCGCGGCAATGGAGCATGAGTATAGAACAAAGGCGTCTCTCGACGGCTGGCGCGAGGACGCTGCAGTTGCGCTTCACAAAGGTACATCGCGGCGCGCTGCTTCCCGTGGTCGTTCTTACACACTGTCCGTTGAGTGGATAAAATCACTCTTCATAGCGGCAGGGGACCGATGCCAGATCACCGGAATGTTGTTCGATTACACCCCGGCGAAAAACGAGCTGTGGCGTCGTCGCCCCTACGCCCCCTCATTAGACCGCAAAGACAACACCGTTGGCTATGACCCAACCAACGTTCGTGCGGTCTGCGTTTGCGTAAACATCGCCATCAACGAGTGGGGGTTAGATAATTTCGCCAAGATGTGCCGCGCCTTTGTTGAAAGGAACGCGACATGATCCCCCACTACCCACGCAAGTTGGCCCGAGAGGTAAAGCGACACGCAAGAAAAGCGCAACTAAGTTCGCTGCTCTCTGCGCCCTATGGCGACCCCCGAAGGCAAAATCAAAGCAAAGGTCAAATCGCGCTTACAACGCGAGTTCGGCGACGCGCACTGGCGGTTCATGCCGGTGCAGCATGGCTTTGGCTCGGTAGCGCTCGACTTTCTCATTTGTATTTCAGGACGGTTCGTAGCGATCGAGACCAAGGCCGATCCGTCAAAGAAACTTTCGCCATTACAGCAGACGACGGCAGCGGCTATCAGCTCAGCGGGCGGTTGGGTGTTCGTTGTTTCCGATGACGCAAGCCTCGACGAGGCGATTGCAAAAATAAAACTAGCGTTGGAGTTTGATAATGACTGGCACCAGCGTGCCCAAAGTTACCGCGGCGGTAACGCGCCGCCCGACCAAGACGAGGCGTAACAACACCTGCGCGCCGTCTTCAAAGACCAAGCGCCTGTCGCGCCAGCTCGCCGGCATCATGGCGCACCTGCAACAGCACCCCAACGACCAGCTCTCTCAGGCGCGCGTGGCGAAGATCACCGCGATGTTGAAGGAGTGATGGATGATCGTCGAAGACTATAACTGGTGGGCCGACGAGCCGCGCGAGAAGTGGACGCACTGCAGACGCGGCCACCCCTACAACGAGAGAAACACCCAATACAAAAACTCTAAGAAGGCTGACGGCGTCGTCTATCGAGTTCGCGCCTGCCGCCGCTGCAAAGCCCTTGCTGATGCGCGTTATCGAGCGCGCCAGCGCCGAGGTCATGTGCAGAGCAGCGTTCAGAACACACTGGAGGCGCGGGTCTGATGCGCTGTGTCATATCACGTGCCAACAAGGCTCTGCTCGTGCCGAACGACGGCCGCGCTGCGAACCTGTTTCCCGCCGCGCCGGTTCTCGACAAGTACCGCGTGGTCCCGCACGACATCCACAGCGTCGTGCTCCTGCGCTCGCTCAGCTACGAAGTGCCGAACCCGGCGCTCTGCTACTACGACTGGAAAGGTGGCAAGCCGTTCGCCGTGCAGCGCGCCACGGTCGATCTGCTGACGACCAATCCGCGCGCCTACGTGCTCAACTCGATGGGCACCGGCAAGACGAAGGCGGCGCTCTGGGCGTGGGATTACATGCTCGCGCAGAAGCTGGCGGGCAAGGCGCTGGTGCTCACTACACTGTCGAACCTGCACACCACCTGGGCCGCGGAGGCGTTCGCTACGGTGCCGGGTCGCAAAGCTGTTGTTTTGTACGGCACCAAGCAAAAGCGGCTCCAGTTACTCAACGAAGACGCCGATCTCTACATCATCAATCACGATGGCTTGAAAACCATCCAAGCGGCATTGTCGCTTCGCACCGACATCGACACGCTGATCCTCGACGAGCTCGCCGTCTACCGCAACAACTCAGAGCGATCCAAGGCGATGCGCAAATTCTCGCAACGCTTCAAGATCGTGTGGGGGCTGACCGGCGCTCCGATGCCGCAGGCCCCGACCGACGTGTGGGCGCAAGCCCAGATCGTCACCCCACACACCGTGCCGAAGTATTTCCGGCAGGCCCAAGAACTGCTGATGAACAAGGTGAACAATTTCAAATGGACGCCGAAGCAAGACGCGATCCAGACCGCGTTCCGGATGCTGCAGCCGAGCGTGCGCTACTCCATCGACGCCGTGGTGGAGCTGCCCGAGGTTGTCCACCGCACGCTGGATACGCCGCTGACCAAAGAACAGAAGGTCGCCTATGACGCGCTCTCGAAAGCATTCCAAGCGGATGTCCAAGGCGAGAAGATTACGGCGGTCAACGCTGCGGTTGCGATGGGGAAGCTACTACAAGTCTCCGGAGGTTGGGTCTACGCGGGTAGTAAGAGCGTCGCGCTCGATAATAGCCCCCGGGTTGATACTCTCGTGGACCTTGTGAACGCGAACGAACGAAAGGCGCTGATCTTTGTCCCGTACCTGCACGCGATCGAAGGGCTCTCGCCGCTACTGGAGAAAGCGGGCATTGAGCATGCAGTTGTCCATGGCGGTGTCTCTTCGTCGGCACGATCCGACATCTTACGAGCGTTTCAACACACTGACAAATACAAGGCACTTCTCGCTCACCCTGCGTGCCTTGCGCATGGGCTTACGCTTACGGCAGCCGATCTGATCGTCTGGTACATGCCGATCACGAGCCTGGATATTTACGACCAGGCCAACGCGCGCATCTCTCGCATCGGCCAGAAACATCGGCAGCAAGTGATCCATCTTTGCTCCACTCCCGTAGAGAAAAAAATCTATTCGCTCCTGCGCAGCAAGGCCAACGTGCAGGCGCAACTTCTAGCAATGTTGGCCAACGCAACCCAGGAGGCAGCATGAAAACCGCCGCCAAGAAAGCGATCCCCCAGGCGCCCCGACGCGCCGCGAAGGTCAAGAACGTTCGTAACGAAAGGACCACACCGATGAAGAAGTTTCCGTTGAAGGCCCGCGTCCCGTTGAAGATCGGCGACAAGGTACGCACCGACATCAACGGCGGCGTGCATGTTGTCGAACATGACCGCAATGGTCTGTTCATCCGCTGCGCCTATGGCCGGCACTACTTGCTCGACCACGGCTACCGTGACGGTAACGCGGTCGTCGGGGTGTCAGCCGATGCTTGACACCACCGACGCTTCCAAAGAAGCCACCAAGAAGTTCGAGAAGCGTACAGCACAGTACGTGGCTGTGCGCGACAAGATCAAAGAGATCAGCGAACGGCACGCCGAAGAGCTCAAGCCGCTCGTCGATCTGCAGAACGATCTCACCGCGTGGTTCACGGAAGAGTTATCGCGGGTCGGCGCACAGAGCGTGAAGACCGGAGAAGGAACTGTTTACCAGTCCACTCGCTACAGTGCGTCCCTTTCGGACCCCAAGGCTTTCATGGACTACGTCATCGGCAACAGCGCGTTCGACCTGCTCGACCGCAAGGCGAACTCGACCGCGGTGCGCGACTTCGTTGAGCAGCACAAGTCTGAACCGCCCGGCTGCCGGCTGAGCGCTGTTCGCACCATCGGCGTGCGCCGCGCCGCGAAGTAATTACCGCGACGGTAAATCAACAGGAAAACCGATGAACACACTCGACACGGAAGAAGGCCAGAAGAAGTTCACCGAACGAATGCTCGACCTCGTCAAGGAGTTTGGCGGCGACTGCGCGGCGTGGATTGTCTCGGATAGGGACGCGCAACCGATGGCTTTCGGTGCCGCCGGCACAGACACGACGGGGACACGCGAGCTGCTCTGCCGCGCCATCAGCATCAGCTACGCCTATGACCGTGGGGTGGTTGGCGGCGCCGAGATCATCAGTGACGCCCGCAAGGTGAACTAAACCCCAACAACCACAAAGTTTAAGAACGTAACGGAGTAATTATGACCAGCACTTCCCTCATGAACGTCGACGCGTTCAACAACCAGCTCCCCGACGCAGCCTTCGCGTCGCTCAACCCCGAGAGCGAAAGCCTTGCCGACGGCATCGGCCAGAGCTACGGCATCATCGGCTACAAAGGCAAAGTGTGGACGCTGCGCTACCGCGGAGAGAACTACACCTTCACCCGCCCTGACGACGGTTCGCCGTCTGCGTTCCTCGATTGCATCGTGCTGCGCTCGGCCTCGTACCGCTCGAAGTCGTTCTACAAGGACGGCTACCAGGAAGGCGTCAGCGGATTGCGGCCGACCTGCGCCTCGCTCAACGGCGTGACGCCCGATGCCGACGCTCCGGAGCCGCAGGCATCGGCTTGCTCGCTGTGCCCGCGCAACGAGTTCAAACAGAACGCCAACGGCCGCAAGGGCAAGGACTGCAGCGACTACAAGCGTCTTGCTGTTCTCATTCTGCCGTCGCAGTCGGCGCCGCTGTTTGGGGGCTCGGCCCTCATGGAGCCGGTGTTCCTGCGCGTCCCTGCAGCGTCCCTCAACGATCTGGCGACGCTGGGCGAAGCCATGAGCAAGAAGGGCTTCCACTACGCCACCTACATCACCCGCATCGGGTTCGATGTGGAGAAGCCGCATCCGCAGATGACGTTCCGTGCGGTGCAGAAGCTGTCGGCACAGGAAGCGCCGCTCGTGATCGAGATGCGGGAGGACCCGCAAGCGTATCGCATCACGGGCGAGAACGAAGTGGGAAAGTCGCAGCCTGCGAGCGCGAATACACAGCTCAGTGCGCCGCAGACGCAGCAAGCCTCCTCGCAGGTGAGTTCAACCCCGTCAAACGCTTCTTCGACGACGACTACGACTACCTCGGCCCCATCGACTACGACCTCGACGACTTCCTCGCCCGATACTTCCAGCGGAGCGGCCGATGAAGTAGCGAAGCTCAAGGCTATGCTCGCCGCTGCGGAAGCCAAGAACAAAGCGGCTGCTACGGCCCATGAGCCGGCGAACGAGCCGATCAACACTGGCTTTGGCGGGGTGGTCGGGCTCGGCACGAGCCAGCCTGCGATCGAAGTATCTGCGGGCTCGATCTCCGACAATGCCGCCGACACCGGCCCGGCTGACGAAAGCGATGTTGACCTCGACGCCAGAGTAGCGGGGTTGCTTCAACGCTGAACCGAAGCGATAGCGCAGGGGAAGTGTTGGGTACTTGAATGTGAGCGACGCACGGAAGTTTTTGGGGGGCGTATTGGCCTGGCCGGAGGACGAGCAGTCCCCCGGCTGGGTCAACGTGCACGTCAACTCCAAGAACGATGACCCGAGCGACACTAGCAATAAGAACAACGGCGGCAAGCCGTGGGTTGTCGGCTGGCCGTTTAAGGCCATTGACGATGCGCTGAGCCGCATCAACTGGTGCGAGAGCACCGGCAAGTTTTACAACGCCTGGGTCTGCATGTCGCAACAGAGCGCGTGCACCAAGAGCCAGAAGACCGGCAAGCCCAAGGCGGTGCGTAGCGCGCAGACCGCCACCTATCTCAAGGCGATCTGGGTCGACGTCGACGTCAAGGCGGGAAGCCCGAAGCACTACGCAACCCAGGTCGACGCGTGGGCGGCGATCATGGCGTTCCACAAGAAGGTCGGTCTGCCGGACCCCTCCATGGTCGTGGACTCCGGGGGCGGTCTGCACATCTACTGGACCAGCAAAGATCATTTGTCGCTCGACGAGTGGAAGCCCTACGCTGTCGGCCTCAAGGCGCTGCTCATTCAAGAAGGTGTGAAGTGCGATGCCGGGCTGACCACCGACGCGGTGCGTATCCTGCGGGTCCCTGACACGCTGAACCACAAGTACACGCCAGCGCGCCCGGTGAAGCTGCTCCATGCCGGCGACGAGTACGACTTCCCTAAAGATCTAGCCGTGCTGCTTACGGTTACCGCCGCGGTAACGCCGGCTGAGAAACCGGCGATCGTAATCGAGCCTGGGCACGAGCACTTGATCGGTGACCATCCTGACCCGGCTTTCGCCGCGCTCAAGCCCGACAACGCGCTGCAGGCGGGCTGCGGGCCATCAGGCCCGTTGCTGATCGACCCGACGCCGATCTTCGCAGAGAAAGGTTGCAAGTGGTTGCGCGAGGCGCTGCGCACCGGCGGGGCCGGCTTCGACCAGCCGCAGTGGAATTTGTCAGTGCTGTGCACCGTCTTCATGGAGAAGGGCAATGCGTTCGCGCATGAAATCTCAAAGGGTCACGCGGAATACGGCTCGGGGGACGACACGCAGGCGCTCTACGATCGCAAGGTGGCGGACCGAGCAGACCGCGGAGTTGGGTACCCAAGCTGCGCCACTATTGCTGGCGCTGGCAGCGCGCATTGCGCGACGTGCGACCATTTCAAGAAAGGGAAGTCACCGCTCAACATACGCGCTCTAAAGCCAGCGCCCACGAACGCGGTTACTGCGGCGGTAAACGGCAAGACGCTGCTGCTTCCCAACAGGTACTTCGTCGGCGACGACAACAAGATCTACTTCATGGACCACCGCCTGGTGAAAGGCGAATACGTCGACGATCCGAAACAGCTCTTTCACAACATCATCGACGACGCGTATTCCACCAAGAACCCCGAGGCGCTGCACCTGCATATCTCAACCGACAAGGGGAATTGGGACTGGATCACAATCGAGAAAGTGGACTTCGCCGGTCCCGGCTACGAGAAGAAGCTCGCTCAAGCGGGGTTGGACTATTGCGGCGAGAACAAGACAAAGTTGGAGGCGTTTTTTATGAGTTTCCTTGCACGTATGAAAGAAGCTGCTGAGCAGCAGGCCACCGTCAAATTCGGCTGGTACCGGCCGAAGGGACCGATCGAGGGGTTCGCCTATGCCGGCCACATCTTCAAGACCGACGGATCGAGCACGCCGGCGAGCTACCCCGATGCAAACCTGCGCAGAAACTACCAGCCTCGTGGCAGCGTAGAGAACTGGCATACGACCGCTTCGTACATCTTCCGCCAGCGTCGGTCCGACTTCGATACCATCATCGCAACCGCATTCGCCGCGCCGCTGATGGAGCTGACCGGACAGTCTGGTGTGATCGTCGCCTCGATGGGCGACCCGGGCTCGGGGAAGAGCTACGCGATGGAGGTCGCCGCGGCGGTGTGGGGTAACCACAAACAGACCGTCGAGCGCGAGGGCACGACCGACAAGTCGTTGATCCACAAGCTGGGCTCGCTCGGGCATCTGCCGGCGTATTGGGACGAAATCAGCGACCCTGTCCCGCAGGCGAGGTTTTTCGGCGTCGCGCAGCAAATCTCGGGGGGTGGCGAGGGCGGCAGGTTGACCCAGAACATCAAGCAACAGAACCGCGGCGAGTGGAGCACCGTCCTCAACATCAACGGCAACAAGAGCTGGCGCGATTATGTGGTTTCAAAGCAGAAAGAGCACGGTGCCGGCTTGCGCCGCGTGCTCGAATACTGGGTGCCGAAGGATGTGCCGAACCCGCAAGGTCAGGTCCCGCCCAGCGAAGCCGATACCGCCCGCGCGCTGCTGCTTCACAATTATGGCGTCGTCGGCGAGCAGTACGCGCGGTACCTCGCGACGCACATGAGCCAAGTCTACCAGATGCTCAAGGCCAACACCGAATACTTCGAGGCCAAGCTGCAGCCCGACAAGCGAGAGAGCATGTGGCTGGCCGGGTGCGCAGTGCTGCTCACCGGCGCCGAGATCGCCACCAAGCTGGACACGCCGGTGGAGTTCAACATCGGGCGGCTGGCCGACTTCTTGATCAACGTGTTCTTGAGCAACCGGCGCTACAGCAGCACCGCGCACACGAGCCCAACGGATAATGCGGAAGACTACCTCGCGCAGTACCTCAAGGACCGCTCAGATGAAACGATCTGGACAATGGGCACATTCAAGGGCAGGGGGCGGCCGGGGCAGCAAGGGCAAGTAGAGTGGCGTCGCTTGCAGCCGAATGCCAGTGTGCGCAACGGCATTTCAGTGCGGTGGGATGGTCAGTCGATGACATTGAGTTTCTCGAAGACCAACTTCGTGGATTGGTGCGCCGGCAAGCCGGATAAGCGCGACCCCAACGTCATCGTTCGGGCGCTGGAAGGGATCTACAAGCTGCGCGGCGACCGCCGCATGCTCTGCGCCGGCACACCGTTCAAGATGCCGAGGGAGTGGGTGTACGTTATCGACGTCTCGCCGTACCCCACGCTGCGCGAGATCATGGACGCGTTCGTGGAGCAAACTCAGCTAAACGCGGATCTTGGCACTCCGACAGGGGTTGCGGGAGTGACGGGGACGGGGCCGTAGTCACGGCCTCCGCGGGCGCTGCTAAGTGGGCGGTGCGCAGCGTGTCAATCGACACGCTGGCCAGGGCGTAAATCAACAGAAGGGGGGCGATGAATTTCATGGCGTCCCTCAATCGTCGCTATCTTTTGTGAACTTGAATTTGCGCCGGGAGGCTGACGTCTTCCGGCGGTCGACTTTGAGTCGGAATTGAATGGTCGTGTTGGGGAGCTTTTCCCGTGTGCGGCGGTCGCGAACAACAAAATCGAACACATGCACAAGGCCGCAAGAACAGCACTGGTTTGTGAACCCGCGCTTCGTCGGCTCGATCCATTCACCTTCGTAGATTTGCTCGTAGCCATCAGACATCGCCGCCCCCTTACCGCCACGGTAATTACGAGCGCGGCTTGATCGCCGGCAGCGACTTGCCGCGGGCCTTGGGGGCCGCCATGCAGCCGGTGCCCTGACCTGGGCCACTCTTGCCGTATTTCTGGTCTTCGTCCGCGGTGTCGCCTACGACATCGGCGCTCTGGCGCTTGCCTTCGTCAGGATCGCGAAACTCGACAGGCTCCTTAAGAAAGTCACGGGTTCTACCGAGAGCGGGGCCGCCCTTGGCGCTGTCTGAAATGTCTTGGGGCTTGCTTCCCTTGGCGTACATTGGGCTTCTCCGCTTGCTTCTGTCCTGGAAACTTCCCGCCGTTCGCGTGCCACAACTCGACTTGCGCCTTGTTGAAGTGGCGTCCGGACGGGCTCACATAATCGTTGGTTCCGACCTTCTGAAATGGCATGTTTCCCTCGACTGGTTGTGGTTTTCCTATCGGGTCGCCTTGGTGTAAAGGCCCTCCAGTGGGCCGCGGCCGGACCTATTGCGCTGCCGCAGCGACTGCATGTTGTATCGCGACGTCTTCGCCGAGTAGGCGACCGACCGCCGGCTCGGGTTCTTGATGTCGAGCATCTGATCGCGGAGGCCGCCAGCGACGCTGTGCCCGCTGTCCACGGTGTTGGCGTAGGTGTTGTACGGCGAGAATAGGTTGCGCGCAGCAAACTCGCCGGCCTCGACCGCCGCCTGCCCGCCAGCACGCACGTTGCCTTTTGCCGCTTGGGCTACGAGCCCACGTTCAACGATCGGCTTGCCGCGATAGTCCCGATTGTCCTTTGCCTGCAGCACTGCGGTGAGCAGCGGCGAGGGCGTGACCAGGCTCTTGAGCGGCGCCGTGATGTCTTCCTTGCCCCGCAGCGCATCGACGATATGCGCCGGCACCGAGATCGGGCCGCGGCGCTGCTGTGAGGCGCCCTTGTTGCCGGTGATGTATTTCGCCGCGGCGTCCAGCGCCGGGTAAATGACCAGCCCGAGCAGCCCCATTGCGAAGAGGTGCCCGAGCGCGTCGATCTTGGCCGCGCCGTTCCCCTTGACCAAGTCGCGGATGGTGTTGCCGTAGGAGTTCATGATGCCCCAGTGGTAGCGGCCGAACACCGTGGCAGCGGGCTCAAGAAGGAGCTGAGCGACGACCCGGGCGCCTGCTCCGGTGCCGAGCACCGTGGACGGCACGCGGTAATTCGGGATGTGGCGCTCGGCGTGGATGATGGCCTGGTCGATGTCCATGCCTTCGTTCATGCGCTCCATGATGGCCTGGGTCAGGAACATATCGTTGCCCGCCCACATGACGCGGCTGGATGCCTTGTAAACCGCCCGCACGAGGTCGCTGGGGCCGACGCCAAACTTCCGGGCGATTGGGTCCCACCTTGCCGGCTGCTTCCTCACGGCCTCGCCAAAGCCGCGGGCGAGGTTGTTCACGGCGTCCTGCGTGAGCACGCCGCTGTAGATCGTGCTGCCGCCGTTCTGCCGGATGGCTTTCTGGAAGTCGTCCTGCGTGACGACTGACTTGATCGCCTTGAGGCTGGTGTCGGCGAGCGACAGGTACGACTTCGGGACCGCCCAACGCTGGCCGCGGCCAACGAACCAGTGGCCACCGACGTTGGCAAGGTGCGCCACCGGCAGCCAGAAGATGGTCTTGGTGATCGCCTGGCTGATGCGGCGAATATACGCCACCGCGCCTTCGTTGATGCCGGGCTGCGCCATGTCATCGAGCGCGTAGGCGAGCTGCGGGTCGAAATGCCAGGCGCCATTCTTCCCGCTAAAATTGGCAAGTTTGGTCGGCAAGTAACCGTCGGGGATTTTGGCGCCCGGCGGTGCAGCGTACTTCAAGAACTCGGGGTCCTCTTTGAAGCCCTCGACGAATTTGTTGTAGCGCAGGATGCGACCCAGGTCGTAGTTCGCCATCGCCGCCGACAGCGCCGCGTTGTGGTAATACTTCGCCTTCTCGCCGGGGCCGAACAGCGCGTGGTCCTCGATCTCCGAGGTCAGCGCCTTCTTCATGGTGAAGGTCTTGCCCCCCACCGTGTACTGCTTGCCCGGCGCGTACTCGAAGTTCTCGTCCGTCACCTTGATCGGCTTGCGGTTGTGCCACACGGTGAAACCGTCGTCGTTCGCCGCGATCAGGAAGCGGTTACCCTTGGGGTCCTCCATCGCATAGAACTTCCGCTCCAGCATGGTGTTGACCGGGCGGACAGGCAGACCCTGACGGCCGGACACGATTGGGTCGTCGCGCTCGTCATCCACAAACATATTGCGGTCGGCCTTCTCGCCGGCCGGGATACGCATCGCGTGGTCGCCCTCGACCTTCTCGCCGAGCATTGCGACAAGGTGCTTTGGCAGCACGGTCTTGGCGGCTTCGTACAGCGCGTCGTTCTCGTTGAAGAGCGGCTCCAGGTATTTGTTGTAGAGCGCCTGCTCCTTCGGATCGAGGTTGCCGATGGTGCCGGCCTCGCGCGCATCGTAGAGCCGGCGCAGCGTCGCCGGGTTGTTCAACTCCTTCGGCAGCGACTTCGACCAGTGCTGCAGGTCGATCAGTTGCTGCTCATTGCCCTTGATGACCTTCACCGCCTCGGTGGACAGCGAGCGAGCGTATTGCTCCGCCGCGGATTTGGCGGGGCGGGCGATATGGCTCTCCAGCTTGGCGTGCTTGAAGTAGTCGCCGGCTTTGACCTTGGCTTTGAACTTCTGGATGTCGGCGATGATCTTGTCGAGATTGAGCGCACCGGCTTCATCATCCATGAACAGCCGTCCCAAGCTCTTCGTCGTCGGGTCGCGCGCCTCTTTCGTCATCTTGACGATGTCGGCGCTGTCCAGGCGCGAGCCAGGGCGCGGCGCCGACGCCCCTTCAAGGAGCCGCTTGATGTATTCCGGATCGAGCGTCTTCGGGTCGATCTTGCGCACCGCGGAGGCTTTGGGGTTCTCCGGCGTGGAGCCTTCTCCGAGCGCCACCCCGGTCTTGCTGCTGCCGACCATGCCGCCCTTGTTGGTGCTGCGCTTCTGCACCAGGGCTGCGGCGAGCGCGGCCCGGTCGCTCGGGTTGTTCGTGTCCAGGTGTTTGGTCGCCGCGCGCTCCTCCGCGATGCTTTCGGGCGTGGCGGGCTCTGGGCGCACCATGCTCTCGGCTTCTTCGTGCGGCACGTCGAACTCGCCTTTGGAGGCGTTCGCGCGGTCGATCGCGTCGATGATGTCGTCTTCAACGCTGTTATGCGTGGCGCGCTCGGCCTCGGCCCCCGCGATTGCCTCGTCGCCTGAACGCTTGGACAAACCAATATCGCTCTCGATGCGGCCGGTGGCGCGCGCCTCTGCGACACCTTCGCCGCCGCTGCGCAACAGCTTCTCCTGCGCGCGGAAGGCTTCGACCGCCTTGTCGCTGGGGTTCTTCGCGCGTAGCAGCTTGCGCGCCTCGCGCTCCATCACGGTGGGGGCGTGGTTATCGGCAGAAGGGCGATAGGGCTTGGCGGCGCCCTTCATGGTGAAGTCCGCCGCCTTCGCGCGCTCAAGGAAGTCCTTGGCGCGTGCGACCGTGGCGGCTTTGTCTTCACCCTCCGCCGGGCTGGTCGCCTCGAAGGCGTCGTCGAGCGCCTTGATGTTCTTGCTCTTACCCGCGGCGCTGGCCTTGTCCTTGGCGCTGACGGTAAGACCTTCGACCTTCGGCGCCTCCGTGCGGATGCGGTCCGGGCGGGCGGGTACAGCGGCGGTGCCGTTGATGTATTTGCTGGCCTCACCCAGGCGCTTGGACGGCTCCATCGCCATGAAGTGCTCGATCGCCTCGTCAGGTATGCCGTTCGCCTTCATCTTGTTTACCGCGGCGGTAACGACCTTCGGCAACGGCTTCTCGCCTTCGGTCGGGCCGGCGCTCTCGGTCGCTGCCTCGTCGAATGGCTTGGTCTTCTTGCCGGGCTTGGCGAGCCAGTCTTTCAGCTCGTCGGCGGTGGCCTCCTTTATGGAGAGCACGCGGTCCGGGCCCGAGCCGTCGTTGAAGGCGCGGTGATAATGCTCCAGCGCGTCCACCGGGTCCTTGGCGTAGGCCATGACCTTGTGCTCGTCGAACTTGCCAGTTGCCGGGTCCTTCTGGTCGATGACGAAATGCCGGTCGCCGGTGCCCAGCACACCCACGTCGACGCGGTCGCCGTCGGCGCCTTTGGTGCCTAGGAACTCGCCGTAATCGTAGGGGAAGTTCTCCACGCGCCACTTCGGCGGCGTGCTCTTGGTGTCTTCGCGGACGCCACCTTTGGGGGTTTCGATGCTGACATCGCGGCCGAACAGCCGGCCCGGATGGCCCTTGGCGTAGTTGCCGGCTTCGGCCTGCGCGGGCGTCGGCTGCGCGACATGCTCGCGGGCGTCGGCTACCTTCTGTGCGTCGGGGTGAACCGCCTCGGGCTGCGCAGGGGCGAGCCCAACGTCGGCATCAGACAGCGTCGGTGCCTCGGGGGAGGGCGGCGTTTCAGGGGCTGCTTCGGGCGCAGGCTTTTTGAGCCCGAGTGTCGGCTTTGCCGCGTTCGGGTTTGGCGGCGTAGGCGGCGCAGTGTCCGAAATTTGTACAGGATTTTCTGACACAGGCGCGGCTTCGGAAGGCGCCTGCTGCGGAAACCCCGTCTGGATCGGCGCCTCTTTCAACGATGCGTCGATGTCCACTTTCGGATTGCCGAGATCCTGGTTGCCGGCGTTCCGGAACGCGTTGAGCGCAGCAGCAACATCGGGCGAGTAATCGCCCTGCGTCAGCATGTCGGTCGCCTCGGACGCGGGCTTGGCACCCTTCGCGAGATTTCTTCCGGCGTCGCCGACCGTGGGCCGCGACTGCGGGTTGCCGATGGTATCGCCCTTGACGTCGGGTGCGGGTTTCTCGGATGCAACGCCGCGGGCGACGTTGGGCGGCGGGCTGCTCGCCGCCTCGTCCTGCGCCGCTTCGGCATCGGGGCTGGCGCTGGCGTTGGGGCGCCCGGGGATGCGCTTGGCGAGCTTCGCCCCCATGCGCTGGCCTGGGCCCGTGAACTTTTCGCCGAGCCTGTTGGTACCGGGGAGCACCGCGCCGGCTGCGGCGGCAGTGAGGACCTTGCTCGGGCTCACCTTGCCTTCGGTCGCGTATTCTTGGCCTGCTTCAAGTCCGCCTTGCAGCGCCGCGCTGGCGCCGCGCACCAGTTTGCCCGCGCCCGCGGCGGGCCCCATACCCGCCATGTTGGTGGCGAGCTCAGTGGCGAACGTCTCATAGGGGTGGGCGTTGCGGTTGGCGGCAACCTGCTCGCTGTCGTCGATACCGATCGCATCAAGCCCGGCCTGCTGCGCCTTCGAAGTCGCGTAACTGGAAACAAGCGCTCCGGCTAAACCGCCGGCAATCGTACCGATCGGGCCGAATGCCGACCCGAGCTCGGCGCCGGTCGCAGCACCAAAATAACCAGCAGCCGCCGGGGCGGCCGTGTGCGCCACGGTGCGCGCGGTGCGCGCGGGGAAACCCTCGGGGGCAGGACGTGACCCAACGCCTACCTCGTCGTCCGAGAGTAGCCCCACGTCTTCGTCGGACATGAAGGATTGTTCACCTTGCGGGGGCGCGGCGCCGTTACCGTCAATGCCGACCTGGCTATCGTCGAGCAGACCGACATCCGAGTCGGAGAGCATATCTTCCATCGCGGCTACTCCGCCCGCTGCCAGCCATTACCCATCCATTTGAACGGGCCTTTCGGCGTCTGATAGACCTGACCAACTACACGTTCGTTGGCCGGCGGGACCTGATGTCCTCCCTGTGCCGGTGCGTTCTGCGTCGGTTGCGCGCCCGTGCCGCCGGGCTGCGGGATTTGGCCCCCCGGGCCAGCTATCCCTGTGGTGAACTTGTCTACCTGCCCGACGATCGCGTCCTGCTGCTCGCTCGGCAGATTGGCGAAGTTGGGGTCGAGCAATTTGGCGCGCAGCATGCGCCCCATCTCGCGCATGCGACCGTCCCGGGTCTGCTGCATCATCTTGGTCAGGGCGAGGTTCGTTTGCCCCTGCAGGCGCTTGGTCTCCGCCTCCGACCGGATTTGCGCGGACTTAACTCGGGCGCCGGCACTGGTCTCTGCGCTCTTAACCCTCGCCCCGGCCGCTTCCCTTGCGACGCCCAGGCGCGCGCGCTCCTGTCCCTCGGCGATCTGGCGCTTGTTATCCAGCTCGTCGCCGCGGGTGGTTTCGCTGGCCAGATATTGGTTGCGCGCAGCGTTCTGCGACACGGACGGAAAGAGCGACATCGCGCGCCCTCTCACGTCGGCATCATCGACCCCGCGCGTCGATGACGAAACTCCGCGCCCCACCAGCGTGAAGCCATCCGGGTTCTTGCCGTTGAGGCGGTTATTCCAATCGGTGTAGTCGTTGTCGCCGCCCGACAGATCCACAAAGTCGCGCTTCATGTTCTGCTTGGTGATCTCGTCCGGCTCAAACTTGGTCGTGTCGCCGACAGGCGCCGACAGATCCACCAGCGAGCTGCTCGGCTTGCCTTCCTTCGTGGTGCCCACGATCTTCTGCAACGTGCCGCTGATGCCGCCGTTCGACATGACGTGGTCCCACTGGCCGGCGCCGCCGATGTCGAGGTATTTGTCGAACTGCTCGGGCGTGAGGGTGTAATTCTCCGTCTGGTTCGAGCCCGGGGCTTTTACCGTCGCGGTAACGCCGTTGCCCCCCGGGTCGGCAGTAAACGTCGCTTGCGAGCCGTCGAGGATGTTCTGCGAAGCCTGGCTCGCCGCGTTCGCCGCGGCCTGGAGGTCGCCGGCCTTGCCGTCGACGCCGTTCAGCGCCGCCTTCGCGAACGCCTGTTTGCGGTCGTATGCGGAGCGGTTGTACTGGATCATCGCCCAGCCGGCCGCGGGGCCACCCATCTCGGTGGCCTGATGCACGGCAAGGACGTTGGCCTCGTCGTCGCTGATGTTCGGATGCTGCGCCTTGACGTTCTGCGCGGCGCGCTCGGCCTCGGCCGGGTCGGCGCTGTCCGCCCCCATCAGATAATGCAGGATGCGCTTCGCGCCGCCGGCGACAGCACTGGCCCCGCTACGCGCCGCGTTGATCGGCAGCATGCCATTATCTTGCGCATACCACGGACGGTCGCCGCCTAGCGTCGCAGGCTGCTCTTGCTCTGGCTCCGGAATAGCGGGCTGCCCACTCTCCGGCGCGGCGCTCTGTTCCTGCTCCTGGTCGTCGGGGATCGCGCCCTCAAAATCGTCGGCCATTACGGCGCCTCCTCTTGCTCGTCAGGGATCGCGCCCTTCGTAGCGACGTCGCCAATGCCCAAGCTCTGGCTCATTGGGTTGTAGCCGTTGACAAACTCTCGGACGCGGTCGACCACGTCGTCGAACTTGGTCCTGCTTGTGTCGCCCGTGGTCGGTGCGCCCGTGTCGCCGCGGCGGTCTTCGATGTTGTCGGACTGCCGCATGCCTTCGTACGGCGTGAACTTCGCCGTCTCTTCATCTTGGCCCTTACCCTGCGTGAGCCCGTATTTCTGCCGGCCATAGTCCAGCGCGCTTTTCACTGTGTTGAGCGCGGCGTTCACTGCGTCGGCATGAGGGGGCGCGGCCGGCGCGGTGTTCTCACCGCCGTCAGGGATCGCGCCGGCGCCTGCGTCGGTGATGGCCCCGCCGTCGTTTGCGCTGCTCAGATCAATGAGACTTCCCGCCATACGCTATACCTCCGGTATTGCTTGCTGCGTGGGAGCAGCTTGCTGCATGGGAGCGGCTTGCAGGCCCACTGGGGATTGCGCCTGACTTTGGTTGCGCACCGCGCGCGACTTGGCGATCAGGTTGTGGAAGAACTCCATGCCCTTCCAGCTCGCCACGTCCTGGGGGATGACGAACTCGCCGGCGTTCAAATGCGCGGGGACGTCGTCGGTCGCGGCGCCGCCGGATGGTGAGGTTTCGGGGTCCACATAGCCGCCTTCCGCAAAATAGCCGGAGTAATCGCCCATGCTCCCGTTGGCGTAGTCGTTGACGTGGTCCATGCCCCAGGCCGTACCGCCGCCGGAGTTCAAGTCGCCGCCACCACCGCCACCGCCACCGCCGCGGTAACCGCCACCTCCGCCACCGCCCCCGCCGTCGCTTTCCGACGAGTTCATGGACGAGCCGTAGCTTTGGGTTTGGTTCGAGACCGGCGACAGTTTCAAACTCATTGCGGTCTGCAGGTATTTGTTCGGCAACTGCTGCAAGTTCGCGCCGGTGTTCGCGTTCGCCAGGATCGCATTGCTGGCGCCGGCGTTCGCCTGGGTCGCAGTGTTCTCTGCGTTCGAGATCGCCGCCGGCAGGAGCGAGCCCGCCTGTACGGCCTCGGCACGCAACTGCTGCCCGGTGTTGATGTCGGCCATGCGCTGCTGGTTCATGGCGCCGGCGACGTTCGCTGCGTTCTGTACGGCAGCGGCTTTGTCCAACGCCGCATAGCGGCCGGACGATGGGTCGATCCCATAACCCAGCAAATTCTGTTCGCTGTTCTTGATTGCCTGGTCGCCCGCCTGCGCTTGCGTCGCGCCGGCCATAGCCATGTCGGCCTTCATTCTCGATGGAGATGCATAACTGTTCGCATCGGCGATCAGTTGTGCATTCTCCGGAGCAAAAAGGTTGTTGTATTGGTCGGCCATACCGCCGGCGAAGCCCGTCATCTTCTGGCTCGTGGCGAGGAAATTGTTGACCGCGTCGTTCGTGATCGCCGACGTCTGCGAGTACGTGCTGCTCGCCCAGTCATGCATCTGGGAGGCGAGCGACTGCGCGTATTGCGCCACCTGGTCGAGAATGTCGTTTTCCGGAGTGCGGACGACGGTAGGCGTCGACGACGAACTGCTCGAACTAAAACCGGAACTGGATGAAGCCATTAGGGTGTTCCCCGAGTAAGTCCTTCCGGGCCTACGGGGCGACCCCTAAAGCGTGCGTTAATCGCTAGTTGCTACCGGTCACAGTCATTTTAGTAGGGTCAACCATGAAATCAGCAGATAGGCTGAGCGGGTCCGGGCCGTTGACGGTGTACGACGCCGACTTGGGAGAGAGATACTCCACCACGCCAAACTGCGGGAGCGCCATGCCAGGCTTCACGTCCTTGCCGTCAAGAAGCGAGATGCTCACGCCGAGCGACACAACGCCCCCGCCGCCTGTGGCTTTAACCCGTAGATTGAACGGGTTTGGCGAGGGGGCTTGCACAAGAACCTGTGTGGCGTGACTAAAGCCGAACACGTCAATCTGCGAGTTGCTGAACGTCAGTTGACTGCTGAACCCGCCGATAGCTGACACCCCAAAATAATGGACGGCGAGGCCCGCGCCGGCACGTTTTACGGCCGAGATGTCCGCAGCGGTGACCGCCTGGGGGTAGGCGCCAAACCCGAGCACATTTATTCCAGGGGTGCCCCCAGCCATGCCGGGGAAGTCGATCGAACCCGAGGCGATGCCGCCTGAATTATTCAGCCCGTCCAACGAGATCACAAGCCAGTTGCCGCCGAAATGAACGTTGGTAACACGGCTGAAAAGAAAGTCGAATGTCATCGGCGCTGGCCATTACGGTGCCAGCGCCATAGCGCGCCCGTCCTACGATCCTGCATGGTGAGCTGGTTG